GCTGCTTGTAATACTTGGTTGTTCCACTGCAATAATAATTTACAGTTGGGTCAAGGTCAACCCATCTGTACTGACTGACACAACAGGTATCACAGACGAATGTTGAATCATCACCAGCCACTGGTGTAATCCTTCTCCATTCATAAAGTGCTGGAGGACAATCAACACAGTAATAATCAGTGCTTGGATTCATGTTCTCCCATTTGTACAGTATGGTAGGTATATAGCCACAGTCACTAGATTGTGTCTGGGCGCTTTCTCCCATCCTGTACTGTGCTGGACTTACCCAATCCCAAGTTGTAGCGTTATCGGTTGAAATCTGCTGTTGCTGCTTGTAATACTTGGTTGTTCCACTGCAATAATAATTTACAGTTGGGTCAAGATTAATCCACCTGTATTGTGGTTCAACCTGACAGTTATTGCAATAGTAGTCAGTAGCTGGGTTCATATTCTCCCATTTGTACTGTACTGGACAATCATTGCAATAGAAATCTGTTGTTGCATCCATATTCTCCCACTTATATATAGGAGTCGTACATGCACTTGAAGCTATACAATCCCTATACCTTGTAACATTGGTTGGTGTATTGATGTTATCACTTGTTTCACCAGAATACATCCTATCCAGTGCGCACCATTCCTCACCATTGCACTGGCTTCCCTCATACACCCATCTTGAGTAGTAATTAGCTTGTGTAATAGTTGCAGTAACAGTTGTGTTATCACACTTGGTGAATGTAAGAGTTATTGTCCTTTCAGAACCAGTATCATTAGCATCAACCCTGAACTTCACATAACCATTCTGAATCTGTATATTGCTTATGCAACAGCTTGCACTGACACTCTGTATGCAGCAGTTTGTAGGTATTTGTACATCTTGTGCATATACACTGATGCTATACTCACTTCCCTGTGGCAAGCAGTCTGTCACTGGTTCATTAACAACTGTAACAGTATAACCCTTTGTTAAACCGCTACAATATGTGACTGTAAGGTCGTATAAATTAGCAGTTGAACTAGGCGTTTTACTATTGCACACTGCAACAGTATACAAGGTGTTAGCAGCACCACTTGTAGGTGATACCGTTATATAGTTTGAATTAGAAGATATTGTGAAATCACTGTTTGACCTAATGGTGAAGGTCTTGCATTCTGTGTTGTAGAACGTTATATTGCTTGGCAATGATGTCTGCAAGGTACACTCTTCTGCCCTACACTGAGGACAATAGAACTGCTGTTCATCACTGAATGTTCCAACAATATTATAGCCTGTGTATCTATCTTCAAAGCCCTCAAGACACATATATTCATCCTTTGGATTACCAAATATGTCAAACTTCTGGCGAAGGGTATACACAGCAGTTGTTGAATCAATACAGGCATATTCTCCATCCACATTGTTCCAGGTTGTAGCTGAATCATGCTCAAATGGCAATTCATATGGCAATTTAAGCAAGTTGCCAGTGTCATGCAGGTCTGAAAGCGTTATCTCAATATGGTTTATTGACTGGTCATCATCTGCTGTAACTGTATATGAAGGCTGAAGACCATAGCCAAAGCCAGTTGCAACCTTCATTCCGCACTTGGTTGAAAGAACAACAGCATACTTGTTGTCAGCGAACTCAAGCAGGTTATAATGCCAGCTTGACTTATAATTATCAAAGTTGATGTTGAACTTTACAGTGTGACTTATTTTCTTGCCATCGAAAGCCTCAGTGAATATACAGGTATTCTTGAGGTAATTTACAACCTTGAAACCGTCATTGGTATACTTTACCTTACCAACATATTGTTCAATCTCAGCATTAAATGACTCCACGTACTTGGAATATGCAGTTTCGTTTATTGCCATTATGTCAATACCACAATAGTCATATGTGTTGCAAGGCTTAACATTTTCAGCATTGAAGTTATTGACCCTAAGCATAGGATAGTTGGACTTTGTTGACACAACATAATCAGTGTGATTGCCCTCACCATCCAGCACGTAGGTGTATGTGTACTGTATTTTAAAATATGGATTGACAAGCCAATAGGTATTGTTCTTATCTCTGAGCATTATATAGTAGTCATTAAGCTCAGTCCAGTGAAGATAGCCATTAACTGAGAAGTTAACAGTATGAAGGAACTCATATCTCTCATCCAAAGACTCACTCTCTGTTAATGACACGTTCAGACAGTCAACAGCATTGTAATAGCCAATACCATCAATGTATGCCTCACCATCAGCGACCTTAATACCACCAATGCTTTCCTTATTGACAACATAAACAACATTGTCAAGCTGGTCTATCCTATATTTACAGGGATTTGGTGTATAATTACTTACTGCCATATGTTTATTTAAAATAATTCATTTCAATAAACATAATTTTATGGAAAAGATAGTAAAAGAAAACGGTAAAATATACCTTGAGAAAATAACTGAGACATATGGTGTAATACACATCTCAAGGGAGCTAATTGGAACTTATGATGTCAAGAAACCCACAAAAAAGGACAAAAAAATATCGAGATAATTTTTGGTTATCTCGATATTATTGTTTTAAGATAAATCTTATTCGCTTATAACAGCTCCCTTAATAACTGCAACAGCGTCATCAGTCAATGGAAGTGGAGACTCTGCAATGTTACCAGAAAGTACAATCTGGAGTCCGTTTGTCTCTGAACCACCTGCAAGAGTTGCAGTCTCAGCCTCAAGAGGAGAGATTCTACCCATTCCAAGATAGTTGCCATCAGCAGTCTTGATAACTACGAAGTAACGACCAAGTGAAAGAGCATCAAGTGCTGCATGCATACAAGAATTGTAAGTACCAGATACATTGAAAGTAATCTGTGCATGACGGTACTTGTTACCGCTATCTTCTGTAGTCAGAGTATCTTCGAAACTCGCACTGTTTTTGGCAGGCTCTACCTTTGCTACCTTTGCGCCTTCATTCAAAGTTACGCCACTGATTTCCTCACATCCACCAGTAGTAGTAGAAAGTGTAGTTGCACTTAAATCCTCATAGTTTACAAGGTAAAGCTCAACAATTTCTGGAAGGCTATAACCGCACTGATTTGCTCTGGTCAAGTTTTGATTAAGTTTACAAATAGCCATAATATTATAGTATGTTTTTTTTAATTATTTTCTTTTTGAATGGAAGAGCAACCAAATCGTTACCCTTCCATAGCATCAGAATATATTGCGTTTTGACAAATGAGTCTTAATTAGACTGCACCGTATACGAACAACTCAGGCATTATGATTCCAACTGCAATGTTAGAAATTGCAAGAACTCTGAACATGTTGTCACCAGTAGTCTCTCTCATATCGATGAGCTTATACTCAAGATGAGAATCGAAGGTGTCATAACCAAGTACCAAGTTCTGAGAAGGACCAACTATGATGGTGTTTCTAGACTGCATTGTAGGAACAATCTCGAATCCCATTACATAAATCCTACCATTTTCTCTAGCATAGTTGCTGAATACTCTGTTGGTCTGAACATCGCAGCAAAGCTTGCCAAGAGCAACACCAAGTACCCTAACGTCTGCATGGTTCATGAATACCTTGTAGTTCTCTGCACTTACTTCCTGTGCATCAGCAACAGCAAGAGCCTTGTCAATAGCAGCCTCAACCTGTGCAAGAATGTTAGAAACTGTGAATGCAGTAAGAGTTACCTTGTTTCCTGCTGGAAGAGCTGAAAGCTTCTTCTCGATACCGTCAACGGTCTTCAAATAAGTCTTAGTAGTTGCAGTTCTACCTGTGTCACCCTGCCAGAAAATCTCCTGATATTCTTTTGACATTTTCTGACGAAGCTTGCCAAAGTACCACTCGCCGAAAGTCTGTGGGATTCCACCTCTAAGTGAGATTTCAGTCTGCTCTACAAGGAATGTGTTCCAGAAAGTATCATAACAATTCTCCTGATTAACCTTGATAGCTGCTGGCTCAATAAATGCCTCTGCAAGAGAAGCTGCACCTGCTGGGGTGAATGGACAAGTATACAACTGCCATGCATCACCAATCTCACCTGTGTAAATCTTCATCTTACCCTTAACACCATCCATGAAAGTGATGCCATACTGACGAAGGTCGATGTCGTAAATATCTTTACTGAAAATCTCCTGAGCTTCTTTACCACAGTATGTAAGACCAGTTAAATCTATGAAATTAGCCATAATTAATTATAGTTTTTATTTTAAATTATTTTATTTCTTTTATTTTAAACATGTTATGTGTTTTGCAACCAATTACAGATACTTAGCCATCTGTTCTCTCCAAGCTGAATAAT